CTCGTTACGCCAAAGAACTGACGGTTAACTTTAACTTGAAGGGTTCAAGCCGTGAGCTGCGCTCTGCTTATGTGTTCTTTAACCCTGCTGTCCAAGGTACGGTTCGTCTGTTCAAAGATCTGAAGGAAGGTAACTACGGTAGGTTTGCTACTGTCGCTGGCTTCTGGATGGGTCTTGGTTTCTTGTCACGGATGATGGCTCGTGCTTTGAGCGATGACGATGATGAGCGTCCGGGCGTTGACACTATCGATATGGTGGCACCATACAAGCAGAACACTTCGCTTACTTGGTTCCCCGGCGTTATCGGTGGCAGCATCCCAGTTGCCTATGGTTGGAACGTGTTCTCCGCCGCAGGTCAGTATGCATACGACACAGTCAACGGCTACATGCCAGCGACTACTGCTGCTATGCGTACCCTGTCTGCTGCGTTTGATGCATTCTCGCCAATTGGTTCTGGCGCTGAGTCAAAGAGCTTGGCTGGATCTCTGGTCAAAACCATAACTCCAAGTGCTGGTGTGCCAGTTGCTGAGTGGGTCATGAATGAGAACAGGTTTGGTGCCCCAATGTATCGGGAACAGAATCCATTCTCAAACGTGCAAGAGTCGAACGCTTACATGCACTTCAACTCTGTCAACCCTGTATCTAAGATGGCAATGCAAGGTCTGGCTGCGGCGACTAACGGCGGGAAGAACCCTCGTTACACCCCCGGCCTAATCGATGTCAACCCAGCAATGGTCGATCACATGATCAACAGCTACTTGCCGGGTGTTTTCTCTGAGGTTTACAAGGCTGTTGGTCTTGGTATCAATAAGATCAAAGGCGTTGAGTCAACCAAAGAGATGCCGATACCTCTTGCAGATAGATTCAAAGCTGTAGCAGAGGGTGAGAAGTTTGATCAAGGCGCTGACCGCAGGGTTCGCGAGAAGGTCAACACTCTTTGGAAGGCTTGGTCTGCGCCAGAAACAACTGATGTTGAACGACGCGAGATGGAGAAGATGTATCCTGACTTCCCGAAACTGCAAGGACTTCTGCAGTCTCAGGAAAATACCATTAAGCAAATGCGTCAGGCGCTTACGGCTGTTGAGCGAGATCCGAGGGCTTCCGATGAATGGAAGGTTGAACTTCGTAATCGCACCAACAAGATGGAAGCTTTCTACCGTAAGCAAATAGTAGAGCAAGCTCTGAAATCAGGACTCCGGGATGTTGTCGTAGGGGTCGAATGATTGACTGAGCATCAACTTGTTGTAAGACAGTAAGCTGAGAAGGGGTGCAGTAGGGACAGAAACATTTTTGTTCAGACTGTACCCCTGATCAATTGCTAGATCAGCGTCATGCAATAACTTATCTGCATTCATTTGTCCAAGAGCTGTTTTAATTTTATCGAACAGTTGTCTAGGAACAGCGCTAAGTTTATTCTCCAGTTTTCCATAGTACGCGTTAAGCGAGACCGCGTCTGCGTAGGCAGTGGCAAGTTCGAGGTGTGACATATTCTTCGCTTCCTCCATAGCGTCCTGCCATACTCCCGCCCCGTGCAATCTTGCTGTTTCATAAAACTCCTCCACGACTTGTGACATTACTGCTCCTTTATAAATACGCCTTCCGCATTTAGATATCCTTTACGATCCTTGATCTCTTCGTATGCGGCGGCGAGACATTGTTTCAAATCCAAATCCATAATGGTTGCCATGTTGATCAAGCATACCATCACATCACCTAGACCGTCAATAACCCCAGCTCGATCTTCTTTATTGACTGCGTCTGCCAACTCTCCCATCTCAGACACAGCCTTCATGAACTGTGTCTTGGCGTTGGAGTTCTTAATGATCCCGCGATCTTCTGCCCATCGGATCACATCTAGTTGAATCACTTCAAACGATTGGGTCACTTGTCAATCTCCTGTACTTTCAGGTGGTGGTACATACCATCAGTTCTTTCGTATGCATCGCGAATGTCTTCTCTCAGAAGGCTGCGAGGGATGTCAACCTCTGGAATAACTTGAGGCATGAACTTATATTGCTTTGTTACCTTCTCAATGTTAGAGTCAGTAGTAAATTTAATCAAGCGCTTTTGATACCACTCTGCTTTCTTGAGCGATTCAACGCCGGACTTCTTACGCTCACGCCAGATGTACTTCATGACGTTGCCTTTAAGGAACCCACGAAATTCTTCTGGTGTTAAAGCAGACTCGATTGCATCGATACATTCAATTTTTCCTGAGGCGTAATGCTCTGGGTTGTTGACGTTATCGTATTGAGATTCACGAACCATTTTGGCCTCTCTCTGGTCTTGGGGTTGTCGCCCCTTAAAAAAGATTCAACAAACATTGCAGTCTCACGAGCAGCAATATCTCCTATCTCCTGTCGCCATTCTTTGTATAGTAGCTTACGATCCTTTGCCTTCAGCTTCACAGCTTTTTCGAACCTGCGTTGGAACGCTATTCGTGTTTCCACTTGCTGCTGGCTGATCGCACCGTAGTTCAGTTGGCTCACCTTTGATTTTCTCCACCGTGTAATTGGCACCCATCCACCCCAAGGCAGAGAAAAAGCCCCATACAATCATGTCAAGTATCATACGCCGATCTTCTCGTAAGCAACATCTTCTTCCAATGCTGCTACTTTACTTTCCAGATCCTCAAGTTTGATTCGTAGCTTAGCAATCAATTGATCTCGTTGCTCAAGCTTCTCAATAAGATCTGATGCCAAGGCAATAACTTGTGCTATCTGTTTCTCTTGCCTATCAAACGACATGAACTGCATGGTAGATTTGTCCATCATCTCCACCATCTTCTCAAGACGTTCATTCATACTTTGCTCCTCCGATTCCTAGGTCTCTCATAACATCTGCATCTGAGAATCCGTAGTCTTCCTCTTCGTCATCGTACATTAGACGAGCTGGCTTCTTACTTCCTCCCGATTCTTTGGGTTGTGGCTTCCCAACTTTTACCTTAGCCTTGGGCGGCTCAGGATTCGGAGTCCTTACAGGTACATTAACATCATCCAACATCTCGATGGTTGAGTATCTGTAGTTGCAAGCAGGACACTTACGCTTGCGACGCAGGTCTCCGGTATCCGTCAAGCGCGTGTCATAGACTAAGGTCTTAGTCCCACACTTGAGGCAGTTCTGCATTAGTGAACAGCCCCCACACTGATAGTATCTTCTGAGTTCTTATAGATCTCACGAATCAACTTAGACATCTGGTCTATTGCATCTTCAACTTCCGACTCTTCCAAAGCACATATACGCATAGACAAGCCAGCCGATACGCCGAATGCACGAAGCTGGGTGCCAAGCATTAGCTCTGGTGTTTTCACGCTGTAATCAATCCATGCTTGCACTAGGGCTGCACAATGATCCATCTGTTCTTTTGAGTCTAGCTCTTTTTCCTCAGCCATTTTGTTTCTCCATAAGAGTTTTGTACTGCTCTTTCAGGTACGCATCAATGTCTTCGCGCCTGAATCTATAAGCCCTGCCAATCTTCGCAGCCGGGATCTGTCCTGTACGCGCTAACTTACGCACAGTAAATGGTGTTAGACCGACGTACTTAGCTGCGTCGTTAATGTCCATTAGCTTTTGTTCCATACTATCTCCTCTCCGTACTTCATCAGGAACTCTGTTGTAAGTTCTATCTGACGAGAGTCATACATTTGCGCCTTAGTTGATTGAAGCATTTCATTGTTGCTCATGGGAGGTGCATCATAAAGACAGATCCATGTCCCGCGGCCTGTGGCTTCAATCACCGCCACCGTCCTCCCCGATGGGAGAAGCAGAACTTTCCCTGATAGATTGCCACTGCTTGCAGAAGTTTGCAACTTCGCAATACTCTTCGCAGCGTCTATGTCTACCCCGCCTTTCTTCAACAAAATACCCGTCAGCGAGTCCTTGTTCAGCATCTTCTTTCCTTTCATATATCTTGACTGCTCGTTTACCACCGTTCTTCATCAAGGCAAATGTCGTTCCTGTGTACCAAGTTTCCGCAGGGGTACACTCTGGCACATCACCTTCCTCTGCCACTTGATGCCGCCATACACGATTCCTAATGTACTCGTGCGTGTCACCTATATTCCAAACCGGAATCTCAATTACATGCACTGGCATCTGTGGGTAGGATGGATTACGCAGAGCTTCTGCCTTGCGCCAATCACGAAGGATGGCAACAATACGCAGCTTCTCAACCTTGTACCCATTGGTAACGGCAAGCCAACGCAAGCAGTTAAGCTGACGCTCCCACTCCACATGGCTATCCATCTGCACCTTGTAGGTACT